CTCCTCCTCAGCAGTTGCAGCTTCAAGACCCATTAGTTGCTTGCCAACATCTCCGGCTATCTCTCTCTGAGCAGATGTCTGTCCTCTGTATACTTGTCCTGCAATAGCCGCTGCACCTCTCTCACTCTCTGCACCAGCACGAGTTAACTCTGCTCCTGCGCCTCTAGCTTCCTCAATCTGACGATCTACTACCTCCATTGGTAGGCTGAGCCCTGCAATTCTATTTGCACTCAACTCATTCATCGCCTTATTAAATGATTCTTCAGCAGTTCTTGATGCTTTTCTAGCTGCTTGACCTGCGCTTACAGCCTGTCCAGCAGATGCTCCTGCACTTGCTATCGCTGTTGATATACCGATTATGGCTGCTGTTTCTAGTCCCATGTTATAATATTTTTATTAACTCTGTTGAATTTGTACATCCCTTGACATACCCACTATTAATGAAGCTATCAATCAAATGCTTATTGTTATTGTTTGAGAACACATACTTCGCTCCCTTACTTTTGCAGATATGAGTAAGCGTATGGATTAATAATTCCAAGCAATCCTTTCTAGCTGGCTTCTTCCTGTAGGTCTTGCTGGATATTATCCATTCAACCCAAGCAACCTTTGCATTCATGGTGTACATAAACCCAGCACATACTGGTTCATCATCATCAAATACAATCAGTCCACTAGTCCCATCATCAGGCAAGAAGTCTCTACTAGGCGCATCCAATCCCCAATCCTTCCACCATCCCACTAGGATGTCATCGTAGTCATTTGCATTTAAAGCCCTTACTAATATTCCCATAAATTTAAGGATAACTTTTCATTACTTCTGACTCAACTGCAAATAGCTCAACCTTAGTAGTGCTGTTATTCTCTAATGTAAATATACAATAATGTCCTAGTACCCCGTGAGACTCAGCTACTGAACCCTTAATATACATAAAGAATGGGGTAGTTATACCCGGAACACTACCTCCAGCTATTGATGCATTCACAACTATCCTATTGACACCAGTTGGATAGTCCACCACAATGCTAGTAATCTGACCACACAATACTGGTGTGCTGTAGCTAGGTGGCAAGCTGTAATACAAGTAGTCTCCTACGCTTACAATGTTGCCAATCTCAGTTAGGTTAGGGCTTATAGGAAACGATACCTGTAGTGCAGACGCAGCCCCTGTTACGTTCTGACTTAGGCCAATGCCATTCACTGATCTAAGTGCATACTCTGATGGCTGTGCTGGCACCGTACCTGCGTTCCGTACAAACGCAAAAAAAGATCCCTCCTTCTTCTCATACCAAGCAGACTCAATGAATCCTGAGGTCTGAATGTCTGTCTCCATTAGTGTTCCCCAGCTCTGATTGCCCTCTAAATTAAGAGTCTTAAATATCTTATTTTCAAGAGGAGACACGTTGAATACACTCTGAACCCTAGACGTATACTGAGTACCATAGAAGTTATTCCTGGTCTCATTCACATTATGACGATACAAGTTACCTCCATTAAATGTATAGAAGTAGTTGTTCATCCCGATCATGTAGTCAGGAATGAAGGAGTAGAATGAAGGCCACCCCTGTGATGATTCGCTATATGATAGTGTGTAGTTTGCCATAGTTTAACAAGGACCTCCCCATGCTGATGTCTCGCCTATTGCAGATACTTGAAAAGAGTCTCCACTAGCTGGAGCAGATACTGTCTTATACCAAGTATTACCGCCATTCAATGGAGTAGTAGTAATTGAATTTGTATATAGAACCTTACCCTGAGTAACCACAGCATCATACAAAGATGATGCGGATCCAATGATGTAAACTGTCAAAGGAGTTCCTGTTCCAGCACAAGCAGCAGATGAGCTACTCCATCCTTGAGTATTTGGAGGAGACGTAGTTACATCAAAGTATATGGTAAACGACTGAGTGGGTGAGCAAGAAGGACAAGTAGTCTGAGGTAGTAATAACCCAGACGATTGTTGTCTTACAATAGACCCATCAGAGTAGTACCCATCAGCAGCTACTGTTGTAAGAGTTGCATTTGAGTATACCACTGATGCTGAGCTAAGTGATGGGGCATCTAAATAAAATGTTGCTGATGTTGCCATATTAAGTTGGTTCTTCTTCGCAGCCGCAACAAGCGTCTAGGCTGCTGGTGTTTGAGTAACATAATTCTACTGGTGGATTCGGTTCAGGATCGCATCCGCAGCATGCGTCTATCGCACTAATATTTGAGTAACACAATTGTATTGGTAATGAATTTCTATAATCCCAAATCAAGTAAAGGTACTGACCGGTATTAGGTACTACAAATGATGCTGAGTAGAACCCATCACTACCTGTTATTGGAGATACTATTGTAGAAGCTGCAAGTAAGTTTGTAATTCCTACAGAAGTATTTGGATACAATGTATTACTACGAACATATCTGAACTTGTCTTGGCCTAATACAAAATTAAATGTATCAGTTGAAGTCTTATTCGATATAATCTGTAGGTTTGACCCATTTGTTGGGATGCCTCCAAATCCTTGAGCTCCAGATACTGTATCGTACTGAGAAACCACAGGACTAGAATCATCTGTAGCAAAGGTAATAAAAGTAGACTGCAATGGTGACACATAAGTCCCTTGAGTATATCTGTACTCATTATGTATAAACTTGCCTCCATCAACAACGCTAGTCAATGTCACCTTCACAATAGTTAAGGTCTGCTGAATAGGGCAGTTAGGAGATATAGTAATCTCAAGAGGATCAGCTGCGGTTACAGTAACCGTGGCTACGTTAACATTGTTCTTATTCTTATTAAACTGTAAGCTGCCAGATGTTGACACAAGACCAGATGTTACAGTAGTGCCATCGTAAGTTACCGACATAGTAAAGTCAGCAGTAGACCCAACAGGCACAACGTAGTCAATATTTGTTATACCTACAAGCTGGCCCAAGTCAACGCAGTAACTAAACGTATCACCATTTGGTATAGTAAATGTCTGGTTTACACCGCAAGCAACGCACTCTACTTCTATAGGCAGCTCCTCAGAGTTTGTGGTCAACACGTATTCATTTAGATACGGATCATATCCACCTAGCTTCTGAGTATTGAATGACTCAATAAACTCATCTCTGAACCAAGTACGCATGCCCATCTCTGATATCACTATCAACTGGTCTCCCTTTAGATTAAGCACAGCACCACGCTTTACATCAGTAAAGAACCTATCAGGTCCCCACTGAACGTAACTCTCTGGATGGAAGCTGATACCATACTCCTCAGTTCTAGCAATCTGGGTACCAAGTACCTGTGGTATTGAAGCAATTGTGCCTCCACCAGAAGAGTCTGAAATCAAGTTCTTACTAGCAAGCACATAGGATATCTTGTCCTCTTGCAATACAAGCACGTCAGTCTCACGACCATCTAGGATGTAGATAGGGCCGAATGCCACCTCAAGGTACTTGTAATTAAGCAGTCCAAGATTAAACTCGTTTAGCTTATTAACATTTGACTCGAAGTTATACACACCGCTGTACGTGATATCAGCAAACCTTCTTACTCTCTGGTAGTCCTGAGCAGCTACTGCTGTAACTCTGTTACCAAGAGATAGCGTTCTACCAATGATTGAATCTAGAATCTTGTAGCTCTCCGCTCCGTTACCAAATGTAAAGCAGTTGAAGAACTTGGTGTCAATAATTGCTGGCACTGATCCTGTCTGATTCTGTACATTACCTGTATGGAATCCATTGACAATAGGGAATGACAACTCATTCTCAAAGAAAATATCTGGAGCAGCGTCTAGTGGCTCAGTCTCGAATATAATTATATTATCAGCACTGAATACTTCAAATGAAGCAGTTATGCTAGATCTTCTACTACTCTGTGCAAGGACACCATCACAACGAACAGTACCAGACATAACAAGTAACAACTGATTTGTTGTTGTATTCCTGTAGAATCTATAAAGGTTAGTGCATGTTGATGGGAAAGGTATAGCATCGTTTACTGTTCCTGTAGTAGCAGGGTTTGTTATATATTGATTCTGAATCTCACATCCATCTCCACCCACATCTTGAACACCCTGATCAAGCACCACCTCAACATTATCTCCAACAAACCAATCAAGCATGTTGTCATAATTAGCAGAGGCAATCATGGTTTTTTCTAGGGTATATATCCTTCTTTCACAGGCACCATTACCCTTGCCTACGCCAAGTCTTTGGAACTTAAGGTTTATCTTTATTCTACTGCCAGCAAGAACAGGGTAGTCTTGAAATGACCAAGTCGGATTTAAAGGATCATACCCAGCTGTACGACTTAAGTTCATTGGGTAAGCCAATATAGGATATTCACCAGGGGTGTCCTGATTTACCTGAATAGTGCCAGGTGCTATAATGGATAGGTCATTAGTTACCGTAGAGAAGTTATTTGGATTAATCTTGATGTACACGCCAGCTGGCACAGCCACATCTAGAGTTGGATCTATAACACTTGGTATCTCAATGAATCCTTCTACCTGAGACTCTTTTTCAAGAACAGTAGTATACACACAGCTTTTAGTAGGACCATTAGTATCAGCCTTAACTATAAGCCTGTCCCCAGCCTGTACCTTCCTAGCATTCTCGCCCTCAAGCAAGAAGAAAGTATTGTTAGTCAGCGGGTCATTAAAGAAGATGCTACTATAGATTGTATCGTATGTCTCCTCATCAGGCTTGATAACAAACTTGTATCTAGTAGCCCAGTATGGTGGCTTCTGCGCAGTTGGTATAGTCACCTGAATAGAGTTCTTGCTATTAGATGCAGAACATGGTACGTGAACCGTATTATTTGGACTTACTAATGCAGTGGTTGATCTGTTAAAATCATCCATGTAAACAATGCCAATCTCATATCCTCTATTACTGTGCAAGCTTCTTGGAGAGTCTATCTTCTGATAGAACGCTTCAATAAAAGTGTATGAATAGTACTCGTATACGTTTACAGTAGGGGTAGTTGTGTTGTTGACATACCTCATGGTTAGCAACTGCAACCCAATAAGCTTACTAGCAGGTGTTGTAATTATACCAATCCCCTGACCAGCTGAAGAAATACCACTCTGATATTTAATCAATGCATTCAAGTTATTTGGCAATGCACAGTTAAACTGATCAGTGAATGTTGTCCCGTTACATGAGTTAGCTACTGATTTAATATTACCTACTGCACCTACAGCCTCTTGAAACTCTGTGCTAGTAGCCATCTCATATACTGACCCATAAGACTTAGGTAGAGTAAATGAGAATGTAAGCGATATGTTATCTGTAGTCTCTGTAGGGAATGGGGTGGTGCCTGCAAAAGAATTATGATCGAAAGTCATCTCGACTGTAATAGAGGCCCCTGTAATCAGTTCAGAATTAGAAAGGTCTAAATACACCACTGAGTTAGGGATAGTCTGTGCAGAGCCAAAACTATATACTCCTGAAGCAAGCGAGTCATTAATCTCAACATTGGCTACCTCTTCAGATATCAATGTAGTAGTATACTCCAAATCTACTGGGGCACCATTGGCATCCAGCATGTCATATCCCTCAACATAGTTGCCGTACATGAGTCTATTGCCCATGATGGTCTGTGCCTTAGCTAGTAATGGTACGTTGTCAAATAATCTAGAAAGCTCACTCTCTGGAAGGACAGTAAATATTTTGCTGTTTGTAAATGTAAACGTATAGTCGGTATTGTTAAGTAGTCCTAAGTCAGACTTGTTAAGCTTCTCAATAACCTTAATGACATTGCTAGTGGTCTCCTTAAATAGTAAGTCAATGCCAACCACAAGTGGTCCACCTGTATTGTAAGTTACAATTGCAGTATTAAACTGGTTCTGCATACCATCATTCAGGTAGCTATTAATACTAAAGTCAAAAGGTTTAGGCTTAAACGCTGGCTCAGACCACTGAGAAGTAGCAGAGTACTCTCCATTCTCATATAGATATCTATACGCAAAGCAAATGAATCTGCTCTCCATGAAGTTCTCCTCATCGCCTGTATTTATCAATTGAATAGTAGGTGCCTCAACCGGTGGCTGCTTAATAACAAGAATAGACTCAGCACTAAACTGGTCTATGTTACCCACAGGATCAGGGTAGTTCTTTAACCTGTTTATAAACCTTGGCGGATTATAATCATCGGTAAAAAATATCAAGTCATCAATAATGTTTACCCCTGTAATAAGATATTCAGAGCTAAAGTTTAGCGTGGTATTCTGACCACCTCCATCGTTGATGCTAATCAAGTGGTATGTCAATATGTTGTTGTACACATTGAACGATACAATCATATCAAGCTTACCTGTAGCTCCTACTGGAAAGTTGGAGTCATGAATAAACCAGTAGATAGTCTCCTTTGTGTTGTCGGATATGGTACCAATACATCTAGCTGAGGAGCTAAGTGGCGTACCATTAACATACTTAATTGTAGTCAGCTTGCTGTTACCCTTAGTGTTTTCAATGACACCAATCTCAGAGTTCTCTGTAGATCCCATTCGAACATTAAGCGCATCGATATACTCTCCATCAGGAATGAGTCGTTCATCAACGACTTTATTCATTCTCCCAGCTATGAAGTTTCTTGTAATATTCGCCATATTATTTCAACCACTTGTCCATGCCACGTAGGTTCATCAATAGTCTACCTGGGTGAATGTTACTCAATCTTATTTTAGAATTTCTCAGAAGAGCAGTCTTCTCTTTTCTTGCACGGTTTACAATGTACTCCTGTACACCAAGCTTAGCGTTCAATATTTCATATGTAATGTACGCATAAATAAATTTTTCAAACAATTTATTTACACTGACACTTGCATCGTCTCCATTCTCCATGCCATCAGACACATACTCTAATATTACAGACTGACCATACATGTCTGAGTTGAAGTTAATCACACCACTCTTGGCATCGATATTAAATGTAGGGTTAAAGTTAGCAGTCTCATTATTAAGACCATATCTAGCACCAATGCCATACTCGAAGTACCATTCTCCTCCTCCTAAATCCCATCCCTCCTGACCATCAAATCTGCTCTGAGGATTCAAGTAGATGCTCTTCTTAATACCCTCCAATCTCTGCAAGTCAATCTCAGAGAACTCAGGAGACAATGCATTGCCCTGGTTATCAAACAATATCTTACCAGTGTTGTCCTGCAAGTACGCCTTAGCAGAAAGAACCTGAATGTTCTCGGTCAATGGTCTTAGGTATCCATCCTTGTATAGGTTTACCCTAACCCAGTTGACATAGTCTGATGGTAGGATATATCTAAGTGTGTCATCAACAGTTAGTTCAAGAACTTTTATTTGCTTAAACGCATCATAGTTTAGTTCTTGTATTGCTCTCTTGGCATGAAACAAAATTTTATATCGCTCCTCATTATTTATCAAGGAGTGATTCCCTGAGTACATCAACGAAAAGTTGTTGACAATGTCCTGTAGACTAACATACTGATATGAACCCCAGTTTGAATCTATAGGAGCAACTCCATTATTTTCGTAGTATTTTTCTTGAGTGATGTATGCCATGATTATACAGATTGTTTTTGTTCCTCAGCTCCACCAAATTGAACCGCCTGAATCTCACGAATAGACATGCCAGCGTACTGAAGAATCTTTGTAACTAATTTTATCTCATCCTCAATAGGGACTTCAAAGTCTTGGTATCCTAAACCAGGGGACTGATTAAATACTGGCTCACCATTAGTAAGCGTAGTGAACGTCCACTTAGGATCTTTTGGATATCTGAAGTATACAGCATCCACCTCGTTAGGAAGATTAATCGTTGATGGGTATACAGTAAGCACACTACCCTCCTGAGTATAAGCAGGAAAGTTTTCAGTAGGAGCAGTCAAGTTAGAGTTAACCAACATTGTAATCTTCCCATGAGTAACCTTCTCTGCCTGACCCTTGAATACTCTAGTAGCACCAGCCGCATCATAGCACAAAACCTTGTTGATCATAAAGTAATCAAACCCAGTCGTTGTTACCGATGGTAGGTAGAATCTATTTGAAGCCGCAGTAACCTGAGTAAGAGTAGATGTCGTAGCAAATATTTCAATAGCTTCCTCTAAAGCTTTTCTAATATCCGCATAGTCAGTACCTGAAACACGAGCGTTCTCCTTGTTAATAGTATCGTTGTATTCAGAGAAATACTCCTCAAAGATTTCTAACTGAGCCTGCTTGGCAAACAGGTTGAAGTCAGAAGGGGAGATGTATCCGTAATTATTCTTGTTCAGAATTGCCAATACGGTATTTCGAACTGAGTTGATCATTCTAGTCTTTTTACAAATATAAACAAAAAAAAAGAGGGTGTTATTACACCCCCATTTTTTAAACATTCAACACAAAATATGGAAAACTATACTACAAATCTAAATTATTTTCTAGCATTTTCAAAGCATCAATACCATCGTCTGTCTTCAGGAACTGAGCCACAGCAAAGTATGGGTCCTCTCCATAAGAGACAGTAAGCATTTTCTTCTTCACTGATGGTGTATTAAACCACACCTCCTTGTTGTTGTTTCTGAATGACAATAGCTTGTTCTCAAAGAACACGTGGATATTTGCCTGAAGCTTTAGCATTGGATCACTTAGGATATTCAAGAATCCTTTTGGATCTCTCTTTGCATAAATCAAGATGTCACGCTTAAGCTCAGATGTTGTAAACTTATTTGGGTCCTTACCGAACAATACTCTAGCGATTGTCTCAAGCTGATCAACACTAAGTTGACGTGCTTCAATCAATGCGTCTACCTCAGATGTAAGTTGTTCTACTTCCTTAGCTGCATCTCTTTCATAATCAACCTGCATAAATGAGATACCATTTAGTGGGTGATAGTGAAGGAACTGCTGTAGGACTGGATTATTTCTTGGTACTGATAGGAAGCCATTCTCGAATACGATTGGCTCTAAGATTGCGTTGCCATCCTGCTCATCCTCAAATGGGGACTTCTGATTGATGGCGTATCTTAGTGGTCTGTTTACATTGTTGTCTTCATCAAAGTAAAGTAGAGGATATCTCCTAGTATTTCTTGATGGTAGAGTAAAAGATAAAGGAGCAGAATCTCCCTTAAGTTTATAGACTTTGTCAGAACTTGTTGCTGATTTTTTCATTGGATATAATTTGATTAAAATTTAAAATAGAGGGAGTCAACCAAGACCCCCTCTGTTAATTAATATGGATACTTAGCTTTAATAACAACCTTCTTAGTATTTAAAGTAGGCTTGTTTTTAGTTGCCGCTGTTCCAACCATCATTTTGGCTGCCTTTAATTCAGCTGCTTTCTTCTTATCAGATTCTGATTTTTTAGCAGCCAATGCTGATTTAGCTTTTTCTTGTAGTACTTGTCCGGGCATTACTTGCTTCTTAACGTTACCCATTGGCTTTTTCTTAGATTCATAAAGCCCAACTGACTTAGTCATTTTATTTGCCATTGTCTTGTTTGTTTAAAGTAAAGGAGAGGCCAATCGGCCCCTCCTATTATTTACAATTAGGCTCCGTATCTGAACAATACGAAGTTGTTTGCACCCAAGG